AGCGGCCCAGTCATTAGACATAGGCCGCACTGCGTTGATTGCTAAAATGAAAAAGTATAAAATTAATTAAATTTTAGCGTTGGGATCGTTTGCCGGCTGTTCTGGCTCTGTAGCTGTTGGCTCTGTAGCTGCTGGCTCTGTAGCTGCCGGCTCTGCAGGTTTAGATGGAGCTTTAGTGTCAGCAGCATTTGCTATATCATCTTCAACTGCTGCTATTGCTTTTAACAATCCGCCCATCTCGATAAGGCTACGAATATAACCTTTTGAGCTGTCGCCTTTTAAGTTTGTGCGCACTTGTATTAACAACGAATTACCTGCAAGTTTTGTTTCTTCAATTGCATCAGTGCCTATTGGTCTGCCATAAATTCCAATCTTAGGCGGATCTGCTTGATACTTAACTTGTAGATCAAATTGTTCCATTGCATCTTTAAGTTCTTGTCCAAAGTTTAATTCTTTAAAACCCGGGGCGTTTGGTGATGCTTTTAATATCACCATACTAACTTTAGGATCGTTAAGCGAAGCATGATACGAAATGCCGTTGTATAAACGCTCTATAAATTTAACTTCTGCTACTGTATTCCCTGCTAGTTCCTTAGCAAGATCATCTGCTACATCTTTGTATACTTCTTTAAAAATAGGGTAGTTATGATTAGCATCACTGCCGTTCATTTGTTCAATATATTTGTCGCTGATGTCAACTCCAAAAATACTCTTAAAAAATGTTTGTACTTTTTCATAAGAGTTGCCTGGAACTTGCCCAAACTGCTTTACATCACCTGCTTTAGCACTGATCAAGTTAATTGTCTTGTTATCAAAATTTAAAAACAAATCTGCTTTCGTTCCCTTTTGATCAGAAACTCCGTCTGAGTTTATAATAATGGTATTGCTGTTTTCGTCATTTACGGCAAGGTTTATTGCTTCTTTAACCGCTGCGCTTTTATTTGCCCACTGCACAGCAGATCTACTTAAACCTATCATTTCAGGAGGAAGTTTTCCTGATTGTACTGACTGATACAATGCGCCAAAGCTAGTTTGATTTAATACTAATACATATTCTATATTATCATTATTTGCAGTTGATTTTAATATACCTCTTTTGTTCTTACCTTCTTCTTTAACTGATAATCTTTTAAGAATACTTATAACATCTGCTTCGGTAATTTCTTCGCCCAGTTTTTCAAACTTTGCAGTACATGCTGCTCCTAAGAATGCTTCGCCTACATCGCCAGAGTTAAACGGTTTTTTAGAACCTTTCATTTCTGGTGTTTTAAAAATGTCACCCGTAGGAACTGTTTCGTCTCTGCCTTTTAATTTAATTCTTATTGACGACGGTAATGCTTGCGCAGGTATTAGGAAACCTTGCTCATCTGCATTTACTTCACCTTTATCTTCAATTGGAGAATTTTCTCCGTAGAACATCTGTGCAAGTCGTTCAGCTTCTGAAGGCTCAAACTTTACAGTTTTACCGTATGTGTTTTTTGATCCACCTTCTAGTTCAACATCTTTACCAGTAGCAATCATATTGATTAATGCATCAAGATATTGACCTCTGTGCTTTTGCAGATAGGACTTACTTAGACCTGATTCAGCTAATATCGTTTTAAATTCGTTCCAACGCATTGCAATTCCCTAATTTATTTTAAGTATTTATCTTAGGAAACAACATATCAGTACAGAACTTATCAACGTCTGCTTCGTCAAGACCTAGACTCTTCATTGTTCGAGGAGTGTGCGGATTCTGTTGCTGATTATGACAGTAATAGTTCTGTGCTGCGGCAACTAGATCTATATTGCCTGTACCAGTAAACTCACCAATTTCATCAAAGTATGCACGAAGGTTATCTAATGCTAGTTCAATAATAGCAACTGCTTCTTCTTCTGTGCTTACATTACCTGCGGCCAGCATCCTGTCTGTAAAGATGTTTGTTGCCCATTCAGGTAGCTGTCGTTGCTTAGTTGGAATAAAGTCTGCGACAGCTTCCTTGTATCCTGCAATCATAGGATTATCTAAGTCAGCACTTGCACTGAGATCGTGAAACGCACCTGTCATTTTAGTCCTGCCAGCAATTACATCAAACCCGTAAATAGGTCCAGGATTAGTTAATGTTGGAAATACACATACATGCATCATCCACAAGCCTTTGCTGTCACGAGCATCTACTACATCGATATGAGCACGCCTAACATGATCATTACGCCACACACGATTGACCCAAGCATCATTATTAAAGTGAGCAAGCCCGGGCTCTTCAAATTCAACGGCTTTGTCATTAAAGATTTGTATAATCTCATCTTTACACTCAATTAGTCTTTGCCATATAACACTCATTCGCCGCCCAACTCTTTAAACATTTTTGTAGCAAAATCAAAACACACTTTAGCTTCGTCGGCCATATCATCGCTCAGCCTTGCACGTACTAATTCTTTAAGTTCGTCGTGATCTTTATCAAATTGATAAAACTTGCCGCTGCCTGGCACACGTTTAGCAATCATTTGTCCACCACTTAGATCTCCCATGTGTCTTACATATACGTGTGCCATTAATTTGTCTGCATCATCTTTGATTGACATTAAATGATCCATGTATTCTTTTACAACAGGCATTAATGGAGGTTGATCAAAACTGTCCTTATCCCAAAGTTCTTGATAGTCCTCATGAATACGTGGAGCTCTACGCAATTCGGGCATGCCGTCAAACAGTCCATGCATCATTGCTAGCATTTCTAGCATGTTGTATTGAGGATGTTGATTGAACAAATATGTTGCATATCGTTCTTTACTAATCTGTGGTTCTTTTGCAAACATCTCTTTTACGAATGCTTGACGTTCAGCGTTCTTATGATGTTCCCAAGTAAGTTCTTTTAAATTGCTCATGCTTCTTCCATTTTTACTTGCAGTGGAAATCCGTGATTGCGACTTGCAGTAGTTGCTTCCGCTGCCTTCTGCTCTGCTATTTCATACTTATAAGTTCCTACAACTGCAGAACCTTCATTATGAATATCCATTGTTAATGCTTCTGCACTAGCAGTAGTATGTTTGAATAACGTTTTTAAAAGTTCTACTACCCATTCCATAGGAGTTGAATCGTCATTTAAAAATATTACATTATAGTTAGATGGTTCTTTGATTGTAATTTTAATTTTTTCATCAATTTTTACATCAGTATCTGTTGCCATGCGTTTTCTCCGTAGAATAAAATGGGGGAGTATTACCTCCCCCTAGACTGCTTACTTGCTGTCTGTTTCAATTGCTTCGTGTACTGCACCTGAGTAATCTTTAATAGCGATTTTCTTAGGTTGCAGTGCTTCTGGTACTTCACGTTTTAGGTGTACGTTAAGCATACCTAGTTCTAGTGTTGCGCCAGCGACTTCCACATAGTCAGCAAGTGTAAACTCTCTACGGAAGTTGCGTCCGCCAATTCCTTTGTGTAGGTAGTTTACATTTTCGTCTCCCTTAGGAGCAGTTCCTTCAATACGCAGGATCTTTCCATCCTTTGTAATATCAAGGTTATCCATACCAAAGCCAGCGACAGCAATACTAATCATGTATTCGTCGTCGTTGATTTGTGCAATATTGTATGGGGGATACCCGTTTCCATTTGGACTGTTTGCAAACTGTCTTTCAAGTTCATTAAACATTCTATCAAAGCCAACAGTGGCTCTATGAAAGTTAGGTAAGTCTAAAGTTGTAAGTCTTGTCATTTTTTTTCTCCTTTAATAAGCAAGATTAAATTACGGAACCCTTTCGGCATTCCGTAATTATTTATCAATGATAAATTACATCATTGGCATTCCAGGCGGAACGGTATTGTTATCATCTTTTTTAACTTCAGTGATAGTACACTCGGAAGTTAGAATCAAACTTGCTACGCTGGCTGCATTAATCAATGCAGTCTTAGTAACTTTAGTAGGATCGATAATACCTAGTTCAAGCATGTCACCATACTCGCCTGTTGCTGCATTGTAGCCGTAGTTATCAGCGCCGCTCAAGATACCATTTACTACTACATCCGGACTATCTCCTGCGTTAGAAATAATTTGTCTAACTGGTGCTTCGACTGCCTGCATTACGATTTTAATACCTGCATCTTGATCTGAGTTAGCACCTTTCAAAGCAGTTACAGCTTGCTTTGCACGAATAAGTGCTACACCACCGCCGGGAACAATACCATCTTCAACTGCTGCACGAGTTGCATGAAGTGCATCGTCAATACGATCTTTCTTCTCTTTCATTTCAACTTCAGTTGCTGCGCCGACACGAATAACTGCTACGCCGCCTGCTAATTTAGCAAGACGTTCTTGTAGTTTTTCAGTATCATACTGCGACTCAGTATTTTCAAGTTGAGTAGTAATTGCATTAACTCTTGCTGCAATAGCATCTTTGTCTCCTGCACCATCAACAATAACACAATTGTCTTTAGTTACTTCAACTCGAGCTGCTTGACCCAAATGCTCACCAGTGGTCTTTTCTAGTGTCAAACCAACTGATTCAGAAATAACAGTTGCTCCAGTTAGCACTGCAATGTCGCCAAGCATTTCTTTTCGACGGTCGCCAAAGCCGGGTGCTTTAACTGCTACAGTTTTAATTAGTCCACGCATATGGTTAACAACTAGCGTTGCCAATGCTTCGCCGTCTACATCTTCTGCAATGATTAACAACGGCTTGCCAGCTTTTGCTACTGCTTCTAGCACTGGAAGCAGATCGCGGATACCTGATACTTTTTTATCGACTAACAATACAAACGGATCTTCTAGTTCAACAACTTGTCGATCTTGGTTGGTTACAAAGTAAGGCGATAAGAATCCACGATCAAACTGCATGCCTTCAACTACTTCAAGCTCGTCTTGCAAGCTCTTGCCATCTTCAACAGTGATAACACCGTTCTTGCCAACACGCTCCATTGCCTCTGCAATCAAGTTACCGATAGTAGTATCGCTGTTAGCAGAGATAGAACCAACTTGTGCAATTTCTGTTTGTGTAGTACATGGCTTTGATAGTGCAGACAATTCGCCTACAATTGCAGTTACAGCTTTGTCAATACCGCGCTTGAGATCCATTGGATTCATGCCAGCAGTTACAAACTTCATGCCGTCTTTGACAATAGCTTGTGCTAGTACAGTTGCAGTAGTAGTACCGTCACCTGCATCATCTGCTGTACGGCTGGCAACTTGCTTGACCATCTGTGCGCCCATGTTTTCAAGTGCATCTTCTAGTTCAATTTCTTTTGCAACTGATACGCCGTCTTTAGTAATTACAGGAGCACCATAAGTTTTCTGAATTACTACGTTACGTCCTTTAGGACCTAGTGTTACACGCACTGCGTTTGCCAGTGTGTCAACACCTTTCAATAATTTTGCTCGGCTATCATTGCCGAATGTTACGTCTTTTGCTGTCATAATATTCTCCTTATTCTACAATTGCTAAGATTTGGTCTTCAGTTAAGATGATCAAATCATCACCGTTGGATTTAGTTTTAACTCCAGCGCCTTTAGGGTAAAGTACAATATTCCCTTCAGCAACTTCAAAAGAAATAATTTTTCCTTCTTGTGTTACTCGTCCGCTGCCTACAGAAAGCACAGTCCCTTTTTCGGGTGCTGTATCTGATGCAGTATCTGGAATATATAAGCCTGACTCTGTTTTTGTTTCAACAGGTGTTGGCTTGATAAGAATTCTATCACGAATTGGTTTAATCATGTTATTTCTCCTTAATTAAGCAAGATTAATTGGAACCCATTTGGCATTCCGATTTTATTTATTATTATTCGCATAAACAGCATTAAATTGCTGAGTACAACGAACAAAGGTTGTGCATTTGCTAAGTTGCTTGAGCTTCATAGCGCCTGCGTATGTACAAGTTGAACGGATGCCTCCGAGCAAGTCTTGTACTGTTCGTGCTACCTCGCCCCTGTAAGGAACAAGTACTTCACGACCTTCTGACGAACGATAGTTTTTCAATCCGCCAAAATGTTTTGTGTTTGCTGCGTCACTACTCATACCGTAGAACTGTACAAACTGTTTCATTTCTCTTACTCGATAACCTTCGTTATCAACTTCATTTGTTTCGTAGAACTTGGTAATAACTTCGCCACCACCTTCATCGTGTCCGGCAAGCATACCGCCAAGCATTACAAAGTCTGCGCCGGCAGCAAAAGCCTTAGCCACGTCACCAGGGCAGGTACAGCCGCCATCAGCAATGATATGCCCACCGAGACCGTGAGCAGCGTCAGCGCACTCGATAACAGCGGAGAGCTGCGGGTATCCAACACCAGTTTGGATACGAGTAGTGCAAACACTCCCAGGTCCAATACCAACTTTAACAATATCAGCTCCGGCAAGTATAAGTTCCTCCGTCATTTCGCCTGTTACTACGTTACCAGCAATGATTACAATATGTGGTAATGCTTTGCGCACATCACGCACTCGAGCTGCAAAGTGCTCTGAATATCCGTTTGCAATATCCATGCACACGTATTTTAGATTGCCTTCACATTGTTCATATACTTGAACAAGTTTA